TTTAAAATACCTTCCCATGGTGTCACATTAACGTTAGCATGTTTGCGAGCTAAATCCATAAGAGGGAAAATATATCTATTTTCTTCAACATTAGTAGCAAAAGGAAACATCCAAATGATGCGATTTTTGCCAAATTGATTTCGAAGTAATATTAAAGCAGGAAAAGATAACCAGTTACGGTCTTGACCATCAAGTATAGCTTGTTTGATAGTCTGTTCTTTATTTCTTTTGCTAAAACTAGGCCAACCAGCATTTGTTGCTAATTTTCCTTTGTTGCGCATTTCAGCAATAACAGAATTGGTGCTTTTGGGTCTCCTATTCTTTGTGTTACCAAATATCTTAATGCGAGTGGCATCAACAGATTGTTTCCATAGATCTGTTTCGAATAACTCAGGCTCAGTACTTTGCGAGTACTGGGTGTCAAATAATACCATTTCGTCTTTAAGAGGAGGATGACCACCTTGAGGACCAAATTTAGAAATGTACCCTTTCTCAAAGTGTAATATAGTTTTAGAATAAGGATGAGGCTTTATCTCAGATTCAAGAATAATAATCCATTCATCCAAAACAGTTTGTGGTATTCTCTTCTCATATAACCAGCTACGAGGAGTGTAAGAAGAACCGATATTCCAAACGTTGTACAGGTGCGAGGACATAGATTTGTTAGAGTCGACAACTCTTTTCTGTGTGCTTGACAGCTTTTCTAATTTAACCATATTATTACTGTAGCTAATAAATTACTTGCGAGTCTTTCCTCCTTTGCGTCTACGAGGTTTCTTCGGTGATTTAGAATCTTCGATACCTCTTCCAACAGCCATAGAAGGCGATGTAGATGAATTAGTAGCAGCTGTTAAGCCAACTAGCTTTTCAAGCGCAACGTAGGCAACCTCTCGTACTGAATTGCAAGTAACGCCAAGCACAGATTCAGCTCCAAACTTATCGAAGCCAAATGCGGTATTACCTACAAGTACGAATGTTTCACCACGTGAGTAAGCAAGTTCTGCAAATTCACCAGCCCAGGCCATACCAGATATGTTTGGATTGGATAAATTAGAGTAACTTAAGCGAGAAGAAAACTGAGTTCCACTATTGAAGCTATTCGAAACTGGAGTTAAGAATGCAGGACATAATGCTCCATTAGAACTGTCATAAATTGACATATGTGCTTCAATTAAACCGTCATAACTATCAGCGTACGAATTGTACGGTACTTCATCGGAAACAGATAAGACTACAGGGCCAGTACTATTAGTAGATGCACCACTAATATAAGGTAGATTAGCCCATAGAGTGTTCATGTTTGGTGAGTACTCAGCAATAGCTGGTGTAGTGAATACCTTTTCACCCATCCAGTCTGGGAATACTCTCGCAACCATGTCTGATGTCTTTCTGTAATCCGGATCTGTAAAAGACTGAATTGCATCAATTATGTCAGTTTCGTTAGTTGTGATTTGTTTAAAAGTAGTAGAAGGAGTTGAACCTAAAGAAGTAGGATGTAAAGCCCAAAGACTAGAACCTGGATTCATAGATGAACGGTAGTAAACACCGAACAGTTGAAACATCCACACATTTAGGAAAGGTGGTATTGGTTCATTTTCTAATAAATCTCCAAGTTGTAATAAATAGTCTAAATCTTGAGGTACAATGTTAGATCTCCAAAACTGAACACCATTATTCTGGTTGTTAGTAGAGTATAAGTACGGCTTAAGGACAGAGTAATAAACCTGTAGACCTTTTGCGATCGTATCATAATACTGGAAAAGTCTAGTACTAGAAAACACAGTTGTTGAATTTATATTAAATCCAACTCTCATTTGTGCAAGCTTTTGAAA